GTTTCAGAGTGAGGCCGTAGGGCCTAACGGACACGTCCAAGTGCTCCGGATCGATCGGATCTTCAGATCCAATCAGCCTGAAACACTTCGCCAGCGCGGCGTCCCCATCAATAGGGTCGGCTGTGCGCGAAGGAACCACAACGAGACAGCGCTTTTCAAGGCGCTGCAAGTCAGGATTCCAGCGTCGAGGCGGAACACGCTCGCTGTAGGTGTTCCACCCGATAGCGGGTGTGTCAACTTTGGCAATGTTGCGCGGGCGCTTCGAGATGCTTGAGAGGACAGCGACGTCCTCATCAGACACCTGCGGAAGCCCACCAACAAGCCTCTCAACGGCCTTCCTTAGGGCCGCCGCGGTCTTCCAATAACCAGCCGAATTAAGCTGGTTAGCGGTTGACACGGTTGACAGAATGCCGGACACATCTGTCCGATCTGTCGGAACATCACGCCGAAGATACACGGGTGTGACCCGTTCCCCGTCGTAACAATCCGCTCCGCAAGACTCCCTGAACTTACCAGTCCAGAAGGACTTGCGTCGGTTGACCTTGAAGCCAAGGGCTTCCAGGTCCTCGCAGATCGCTGACGCCTCGTCTGACGGAACGATTAAATCGTCACCGTAGACGTACACGTCCCGTCCATACTCATAGACGGAACGGCGCGTAGGACGCACACCTGCCCTGCTCAACCGTGAAGCGATGATGCTCGTAAAGAACACCAACGACTCCACTGGAAAGCAGAGTGCGGAGCCCATCGACGCGAACTTCGCCAGGAGAATCTTTTCCCCCGACGGAAGCTCAGCACGCTCGCTTCTGCACGCGAAGACCCAGTTCCGCAGCTGCGGTACTGTGTCGAGCAATGCATAGACGTGCGCCTTGGAGACCCGATCGCTGGCGTCTGACATGTCAAGGGTGGCTTTCGAGCCGTCCCGAGACGCGTGTTCCGCCAATCTCTGGTTAACGGTCTGGTCCGTGAAATTCACGTGTCCAGCCGTCAGCGGACAGGTTTCCACCTGCCGCACCAAGAGAGCACTGAGAGCCTGTTGCGCATATTGCATGCACACCGGCTCAACAGCAATAACACGAGGAGTCTTCAATGTCTTCGGAACGAACACGACCCTCACGGGCAGTTCGTCCACAGGCTCGACGACTTCTGGCATCGGTTCACCGATGTCGACCAAGTTCCCATCGGCGTCACGATAGAGCGGGGTCCCATCCAGGCGGCTAGCCTGAGTGGCCTGTGCTCTACCAAAACGCAAATAAGAAAAGCCGACCCGCTCAAGACGAGCGTGCCAACGACGAAAGCGCCATTTTTGGTTTCCCATAATGCGCTCTTGCGTCGCTCCAGGACCATGTTTCGGGCGAAGCAGGTCGACAAAGTTGTCTTCCTGCAGAAGAGGGAAAGAGGTCATGAGGACCTCAGCCACCTCCTCAAACACACCCATCAGGGTGTCGCCTCCGAAGTGATCCCGGACGTCATCTTCGCACTGACAATACCTCTCGACGGCGTCCTGGACTCGCTCTTCCGAGCAAGGCCGCAGGATCTTCTTCCCGAAAAGGCATATTTGCCTCACGAGTCGAATGCAATCCGTCGAGGGGCAAGGCAGTAAGTTGCCATCCTTGTCGAACACGAAGCGCAGGAGTCCCTGCAGATGCGGGAACTCCGGAGCTCTGCTTTCCAAAGGAAAGCCAAGCCCCAGGAGCAACCCGGCCAAGCGCCAACGACTTCTCGAAGTCAGCGCAAAAGGCCGGAAGGGTGATAGTAATAAAACTATCACCCTCGTGTGAGACGCGGTCCCGGAGCGTTACAACGTCTCGGGACAGGGCGGCGCCGCTCTTCCTCGCACAATCAAGCACGAGGAGTTCGAGGAGCTCTACAAGGCTTTTCACGTTGCCCTCCGTTTAAACGGGGTCAGCGTCCAGGGTGTTCGCCAAACCAGGCGAGTTCCTGAGCCAAGTGTGCGCTCCAGCTTGCGCTGGACGACCTGATACAATCAGGTCTCTCCGTTTGCCAACTTCAAGATGTTGCCGGTGGTGAGCCACCCAACAAGGGCGTTGCCCAAGTCTTGGGCATCAGCCGACGTCAACACCGAAGCGGGGAAGTCGATCGTGAACGTAGCCGTTGCACTTGCCACGACAGAAGTCGCGGTGTTCAACGGATTGGTCACGATGCAATCCCGCCGAAGCCGGGCGACAACGCGGTTTCGAGCCTTGAACTGGTGGGTAAGGGTGAGGTCGAAAACCACACCCGAACCAGCATCCAGCCGGTACTCGGACTGCGTGTCCGTCCTGCCAATGGCAGGCAGACTTTTCGCGACGGAAGCGTAGGTCACTGACTGGGGATCGGCGAACACGTCGAACTCTCCTCTCAGTTTGTGGTAAGTAGCTAGCGGGTTTTGACCCGCCGCTTTCGCACCTTGGGAGCTTTGGTAGCCCCAAGGGCAGCGAGAATGCTCGTCTGATAGGTCGAAAGACTTGGAAAACGAGCATTCAACCCGAATGGTGACCCAGTCCCGTCCCGCACCTTCGTCTCTTCCGAGATTCGAGAGGTGCAACTGGCTTCGAGCGTCGGCCAATAATATGACCCAAACGCACGGAAGTCGACTCCCAACTGCAGCGACGTAGACTTCAACACCGTTGTGGTGGTGACGTGCTTCATCGTGTAGTGGTAGTTCTGGACGAGATTGTCGACGGCATTAGGGGACAGATTGGAGATAACATCTCCAACGTTCCCGAACCAATCGATTAGCCATGACCAAGGAAGAACAGACCAGAGAAGTTCAGGGGTTGGCAAACCCCCAAACAGCGCCGTTCGTGCTCTACGGTCCCACTGCGATGAGCCAACATCAGGTATGTAGTAGCGATAGTTCGCTGCATACCACACCTTAGTCCTCACCGTTCGCTGAGCCGACCACGTGCTTGAACCGGATCCGGTGGTGAGATAAAACGCACCAGGGATCCAGCGCCAAGCGGAC